CTGCCGCCTCGCAATCTCATGCTGATCTAATAATCTCTTATTATAACCCTCAATGAACTGATAAAAGTCAACAGGCCGCATCCAAAAGTATTCATCAGGTTTTAACCCTGCTGCATAGGCTGTGACTCTTGTGTCATTCCATCCATACTCTTTTTTTTTAATTCCTCATTCACCTCCGCCAAATCTTCGGTTTTACGTGTTAACGCCTGGCAGTTGCTAAACTCATTAATTACATCCGTAATTTGAGCCATGTCGGCCTTTGTCAACATACTGTCTTCGACATAATCGTAAATCTCTTCAAATGTCAATGGATGCTTTTGCCCTTTGACTTCGTAGTAATTTACCATGCCGGCATAAATGATTTTACTGATTGCATAGGAACTGTAATAAGAAAGGCCGTCAAATTTTGCGGCCTCTCCTAAGAATATCTCTACGCTAAGCATCCCAAAGCGGAGGCTTATTTCTTTACCTTTTATATTCATGTTATGGAATTACTTCAGGAATTACATCGATATTCCCAGTCAATTGGAAAGAAGCTGTAAAACTTACATTCCCCTCTGAAGGTGCAGTTATGCCAAATTCAGTCATATAACCGCTACCTTGCACATAAAAATTAGTCCCGTCACCTTCAGGATCTTCATATACAATATCAAGCAAAGTTTTTGCAGTAAACCAGCCTAAAAGCTGGTTAATACTTACTTGTGCTGAATCAGGACTTGTTTCCGCAATGCCCTCAACAGAAAATGTTACAGTAGGACTTGCAACGGATGTTAATGTATTACACTTAGTTACTTCGGTACTTACAGAAGCTGATCCGGATAAAGATGATGTAGTTTCACATACTACGTTTAAATAACCGCCAGTTGTTCCGCTTTCGCGAAGTTGCATTGTAACTGATGATCCTTGAATTTGTGCCATTTTATTTTTCTATTATAATTTGAGTAAATCGTGTCAATCTTCTAACTATCTTCTTTGTGCCGGTATCTAAAATCGGTACGTGTTGACTGGCCGATTTCCTTACATCTACTATCTGAAAGTCCGCATTACCAGGCAGCGAAGTAGTGTTTATCGAAGGTATTATTGTATTTAACACCTTTGCAGTTATTGCGTCAACTATCTGTTTTACCAAATCAACCCGCCAGTTGTTTTGACTAACCACATCAATAAGCACCTCCACCTCATTCATAAACTTGCCCTTGTTAGGCAAATCAGCATCTACAATAGTAGATATTACAATGTAATAATCCCCGCCTGTTTCATCGGCCTCTTCATCATATACCGGGATAGTGCTACCATTGTATGTAATAACTCCATCCAATGCCGTATAATATGCTGACTTAATAAATTTAATCGGATCTTTCATAATGCTTTACCAATAACTACATTTAGCCGGTTAATCAAATCTTTACGTTTTCTAAGGTACGGAGGGAAAAAGTATGGCCTTGCTTCCTGACCATTTGCAATAATATTTAATGCCGCTTTAAAGGCAAATTTAGGATTCCCGCCTTTACGCTTTAACCATGCTTCCAATGCCTTTACAAATGTCCTAAAATCACCTCTTTTTTTGCCTCTAAACTGGCTGGCATAATCATTTAATTCAGCAGGTACTTTCACTTTCGGCCCTGTTCCAAATTCAATGTAAGGGGCATAATAAACATTACTAACCAATTCAACCCCATCAGGCATAGGCTTTGCCTTTGTATTTTGTTGCAACGCCCCCAAATCCTGAATCTTTTGCTGGCTAATTAAACCCAACTGTTCGGCATTTACATCATTGCCCCATGCTTGTATCTCACCAACAACCTCTTCCTGCAATTCTTTAGGCAATGCCTTTATTTTTGTCTGTAACTCAGTAAAACCTTTAATATCAAATTTTAATGTTGCCATTATGCAATGTCTTGTGATGTGGCCACAATTCGCCAATAATTACCCTCCGGATTGTTCAATAACTGACTTGCAAATTTATTTTCCGCCCTTACCCTATCAACCCGCTCTATACTTTGAATAGAATAAAACCTATTGCTATATTCAATCATGCAGCGGATAGTAATGCTCACCGCCGAATCATACCTAATCAAAAACTCATAACTTGTCTTATAATTAGCTTTGCCAGCATCAAATCCCCTCGTTTGCGTTATTGTATTTATTTGCGCCCATAAGTTAGCCACTTCATCAGCAGTTACATCCGGCCCATCTACGCCCTCCGTTTGCCCCACCACAACTATCTTTACTTTCCTGGCCGCTCCTATACCCATGTCAAATCCTTTAATGTTTTAGCATTGCTCATTAATTCGGCCGGCATTTCATCGGTATCATCACCCCGGTTTTCGTACATCCACAATAAAACGCGTTTTAAATCGGTTTTAAGCCGAGCATCAGCATTTGCGGATGTTGTGTAGGTAATTTCATAAACCCCGCTAAATTGCGGCCTAAATTGCTTCTCGTTGTATCCTATTACTTGATATTCGTCAGCATCCAAAGTATCCCAGTCATTTGCACCTGTATCCACGATTTGCCCCTGCAATGCCTTTACGGCCGATATTGTTGAAATAGGAGCATACGGCATATTGAATGATGTTTCAATATATCCCGTCAAAACAACGGATTTGCTCACCATTGATTTTAAACTATATGCCTCAATCCGCTGCCTTGCGGCCTTAATAAGATCGGTTATAATAGTATCATCATCTTCGGTTGTAACCCTTAACCAATCTTTTGCAGTTTCGAGGCTTATAGGCTCTGCTCCATCAGTAACCTTTATTTCGTAAATATTATTCATCTTATCAAAATTAATACCTTGTTGACGCGTTTATCTTTTCATTTGTCAACTAAAAATTATAACTTCGTATCCTGTTTCATAGGCAAGCATGGTTATAGGTTATTCCCGGCTTATTTTTATTTGCCGGGTTTTTTATTCGCATATAAATCGCTCCAATGCCGGCCAATCAGGTGTTTGCTCCGTTGCCCTCTTTAATGCCTTATTTACCCATTTTTGGTAATATTCGTCATCAGTCATCAGCTTTGTGATTTCCTTTGCCCATTCCTGTGTTTGCTCACGTTTCATGCAGATACCAGCATCACCTACATTTTCAATCAGTCCGGGTGTAGGGTTATAAATAACCGGAATGCCGTTTGCCATACCTTCGGCCGCTGCCATCCCCCAGCTCTCATAATGCGAAGGCACTAACAGTATTTTTGTAACTTTATAAACCTCACGGATGTCAGGGGTGTTTGGTATAACTTTTACATTAGGCACGTTCTCAACATATTGATTATCATAACTGCCCTTTACCCCTAAAAACTTGTATTTAGGTAGCTTTTTAGCAAGGCTATAAAAATAGCGCGCCCCTTTATTTTGATTCAGGTTTATAAGGGTAATATACTCTCTTTTTGTAGGCTCAACTTTTACCCATTCATTTAACGGCGGCGGGAATATAATCGACTTATGATTATAATTAAGCTTTTCAGCACACCATTGAGAATTGTAAACGACATGAACAGGTACCGGACTATCTGCAACGGATGGGTAATTTATATCATTATGTACGATATGAACAAACTTTTTGCCATACTTTTCACAATGATGGGATGTCCATTTGTTATAATCTAAATGGCTAATAACAACATCGGCCCATGTAAATAACCGATCTATAATATAGTCATCAGGAGGGAATACATCCACCCCTTCATAATCGTACATTTCAGTAATCTTATACTGATTTGCCTGATGTAATAACACTTTAATGTCATGACCTTGTGCCTTTAAATACCTGTTTATATTTCGAGCCATTGCCTCTGCTCCGCTGCCATGTTTGGGAAAGTAAAGATGGATTGACCAAAGTATGTTCATATTACAAGCCATTTATGATGATAAATATCTTTTGCCGATATGTCAACGTGCGGCCCAAACCATGATTTGGGTGCAATAACTATCTTTTCGGGATGGTCCGCTAATAATGCTGCCATTGCGGAAAAACTGCTATTTGCTATTATAAAATGTTTGCACCGCTTCATTAATTTAAAATCACTCAAATAGTGGCCACTTAAATATGTTCCCTTTACACCTACACGCTCTTTTGCAAATTCAATGTCATCACTAAATATCAGGTATTTAGTACCGGCCGGCATCATACTGATAGCCTGCTGATAATATTCTTTGCTACACCTTGGATGATAAGCATTAGGATCGTCGATATAATCACCGGCCCTCACATGGATAGCGCAAAAATCATTTTGCTCGCCTTCATTCCGCATAGTAAAATAATGCCTCACCTCTTCAATGCAATGCTCAAAGAACATCGGACTTTGCAAATGTGCATCTATTGACCAGTCCCCTCGATTTAGTTTAACCAGTTTAAACCCCCAAAAATATCCGTAATTCTGCCAATGCCGGCCGTCAGGTAGTAATGGCAATGGATTTACAAAATACTTGCTGAAATCGTCTCTATTGCCTCCAAATAGGGCATTGTCATGGTTAATCCATTTAGGGAAGGCAAAGTCCATCCCGTTTGCCCTTGCAATACCAATGCATCCAGCAATGGTCCACATTTGATTACCAAACCGACCTAATCCGCCGGTTCCTATGCTTAAACTTGTGACCATATACCGTATGCACATTTAGCTTCATGAAAATTAGGATGCTTACCGTCATATAATTTAGCATCAGGGAAATGGGTTTTATACCATTCAAATGTAAATGTATGCGGATGATATATTTCAATAGGCCAGTCGATAGGCTCAAAAAATCTAATTAATTTAGCTGCCTCTTTACATTTAAAAATAAACAAGTCCGGATTAATAACGTGCTGCATGACATTTAAAAGCCAGATTTCATCACATTCAGGTATATCGATATTTTCAACAGGCTCTGCAATAATATCGCATCCTAATTCTTTTGCTATCTCTTTTAATATATCTGATGGCATAGGCTCAATAAATAATCCTTTGCCAAACTTCACCCATTGCAATGCAGGAAAGTCAGCACATCCTATTTCTATAATAAAAGCATCTGTATCTTTTATATCTAAATATTTAAAATAGTTGTAATAGGTATTTTTATAATGGTTTTCGCCTTGTTTGCGGTCAAACTTATGGCATATCCTTTCAGCTATTTGAGCCTCATGCCAACGTTCTAATGTTATTGATTTTACCATTCGTTATTGCGTTTGCGGTGGTGATGAAATATTATCGGATAATTGTCTTGAGTAAATTGCGGATGCTTATCATATATAAACTGACCGCCGTTATATTGCGCCGGCCAATAATGAAGCTTAATGCCATGATAATAAGCAAGGCAGGTAAGTATTGCCTGATCGTGTCGATGCTCCTGAAACGATGGGTAATTATAAACCATACTTTGCGAATCGTCAATAAACCCATCCAACTGACAATATTTAAGCCATTTACCAATAAATAAACGTGATGCCTCAGTATTGCGAATAAATATAGCAGATGCCTGTATTTGTCTGCTTTCCCGGTCAAACTTTCTCCCCCATTCAGGATATATGGCATTCATCACATCCATTTTACACCAATCCAGATGCCTGTAATTATTGCCAAATAAAAATACATCACTATCCATCCGGTCAATAATATGATTCAGGTTATTTACTATTTCAACACCTGCATCAGTATAAATCAATATATCCCCTTCATTTAATCTGCATAAATTATTGTAAATGATGTACGGTTTCCATAACCAATAACCTGCTCCCCTTGGCTGTTCTAAAATATGTTTGTTTAGGCTATAAAATATAGGATCATAACATTTTTCATTAAACATAATGGAATGATGCGCCCCATGCTTTATTGCACTGTCGCGGCATAAGATAGCCGCCTTTGTCATATTATTGTCGCTAAAGGTAATATGCAGTTTCCTCACAATAATTTGCTTTGAGTATGTAAAATGCCATAATCCGTTTCGGTCTGCCAAAGGTCACTATATCCAGGCCGCTGTGTAGTGATGAATGGCTTACAAATATAACAATTTAAAACAGGTTGTATCTTCCTTAATAAAAAGTCATCATAAATACCACTCTTATAAGGATCGTATTTGCTTAAAATGTATTTAGCAGCAAATGGACTATAAATAACAGAATGCGTTGTATGGGTATGCTTACACCGCCACCAATGATATTGCTTATGTTTCAACGGCTGCAATGTATGCCCTGATAAGTACAATAAATGCCAGTCCTTTGGTGCAGTAGTTAATACATCGCTTAATTTGTCATTCACAAACTTAACATCATCTTCAAATACCATAGTATTTTCTGTGATGCTTTGTAGTATAGCCTGTTGCGATAAATTGAATGATAAAAACCTATCCACATTTGGTATGGCTGCAAACCTTTCCACATTTAAGCCATGCTCTTTAAATTCCTTTTGCGCCAGTTCCCATCGATCGGGCCGGCTATCCAAATTCAAACAAATTGCTTTCATGACATAAATATACAAAAAGGCCCCCAAAAATGAGGGCCTTGTATTATCCACAACCAAAACAAACCAAATTAAGCAGTTCCGGTAGTTCCGTAAACGGCAGCTTTCGGCTGGAAGCTTAACAACTCGATACGAGCTTCAGCACGGTATGTGATTAAGTTCTTCTGGAAGTCTTTGTCATCAAATTCAGTGCTGCGAACGCTAAGAGCAGAAGCCTGAGCGATACCGAAAGCATCAGTATTTAAGACATAG